CGAACTCAGATTGCCTTGTAGATAATCTTTCATTTAATGTTGAGGTTACCAATAGCTTGCTTAAACTGATTTTTTGTATAGTGTCCTGAGTGTGGCGACGACCATAAAAAGGATTGCCGGTGCCGGTCATCTTTTCGGATTGTTGCTTGATTCTGCTGTCTGTTTGTTTGGTCTTTCCTCGGTTCCACGCTTCTGCTTTCCCGCCACGAGATCCGCCTTCTTTCATCGCAACTTGTGAATGATCCTTACAAAAAACTTTAAAAGAAAAAGAAACATATCGAACAGGAGCTTGACATACCTTGCAAGTTGGCTTTATTCCATTATGATAAACTTTTACCGTATAATCCTCTGAAGATAATCCGTGTTCAGATCTGATGTGATTGGTCAGCTTCTTCAAAACATCATGCTGGAATCTGCATAATTTACAATCCATATCATCACGCCTTTCTATGGACTATATAGTATCTTAAAAGTTAAAATTGTACTATTAAAAATTAGGAGACAACATTACCACGAAACCGTATCCTATCCTGTCACAATATTCCCGAGCTGCAAGCCACTTGGCATCATCAACTTCATCATGCCGACCCTTCATCTCATATATGGTTCTATCCTCAGACGCATAGAAATCTGGAATGTAATTACGTTGCGTCCCATTAGGATGTTTATACGGGATCACAATCCCATGATTCTTGGTCACTTCATACTGGCACGCAATACATGATTGAAAGAAAATAGATTCCCATGACGAATGCATACGCTCTTCTTCGCCTGTCCACGGGCTAATAAGGGTCTCTTGCTTGAATGGTGCATGCGGGCCAATCTTATTCTCGGCAAGAAGCTTAATCGCTCGTTGCGATGCATCCTCTCGAAGAATTGGTGCAAGAGGAGACTCGGCCCAGAAACGATGGACACCATTCTTTATTCTTTCGGCATACGATGGATCTGAATCATATTGCGATTGCTTAGACTTACGCATTGTTTCTTTATATTCACCTGCGTTCATCATCTCCCGAAGTTTATCGCCATAGATCTGCCATCGCTTCTTGGCGCCGGAAGAATAATGTTTTAATTGTTCTTCTGTTCTTTTCAACCCATAATTCGGAGACTTTTCTCCTATCTTTCCTGACATTGGGTTATTGATTCCGCTTGTCGCACATGACTTGGAACAGAAGCGAGTAAATCCTCCTTTCTTATGTTCTAATCTAGTCCCGCAAGAACATACTGGCCAAATTCCGCTATAATCGTGTTTGACAACATAATCAGTATACTTCAATCCATGAATTCTCAAGTGATAACCTAAGGCATTTTGGGCAGAACAATTGTGGCCACACTCTTTACATGTAATCATATTAATATTATACATGGTAATTAACGAATTGTAAATAACCAAATAGCAGAAAAGCAAAAAGACCCTCTTTCGAAGGTCTTTCCGCTCAAACATAGTTATTTGCGACTATATTATATTCATGTCCAAAACTGTCACCGTCCCATAAAAATCACTTCTCACCATTTTCTTACCATAGCGAGTCATCACGCCCTTGCGAGGAGTGAAATCTTCCGGTGCGAATATGGTTGGTGTCACAATGAGCGGTACGTATGGAGCGTATACATAGCCTGTTTCGAGGTATGATCCACCCTTGTAGCCGACGAGAACCTTGTTACGAACGAAATATGGATCCTTATAGACTGTGAAGCGATTGGAGAGTGTACCAATCGACTCTGCTCCAATAGTGAATGGAGATCCTACTTGACCTTCGCCATCCATTGAGAATTTGGGCTTATAAAGGACCGAACTCTCGAGGATAGTTGCTACGTCTGGGCCACAAACCATGAAGTTTGCAGAACCACGAAGGGTCTTACGATGAATGGTGTTAGCAACATCGATAATTGTCTCGATAAATGTCTCATACCACTCGCGGACGGTACCAGTAAATGCTGGACCTATTGAGAGTGAAGATGAAAGACCAACCGGTACGCCGGTTGCTTTATTAACAAAGCGACCTGGTGCACGAGACCAGTAGTAATTAGCACCATTGGCTTGTGTAACGAGATCGTTTAGAATCTCGCGATCGATTTCGAGAGCAATTTGCTCAGAGAGAATTGAAGTGAGCTCAACCTCTGCATCCATTGAGTGATATGCATTAAGGTCTTGCGCAAGCTCTGGTGACCAACGAGCTCGTAGCTTGCGGGTCTCAGCAGTAATTGCGATCGACTCAATTTTGATATCAATCTCGGGAATTGCCGGTGCAGGAGTTGCTCCAAAGTCAGATTCGAATGACGGAATGGTAAGTGTAGAACCTGATCCGCTATCGACTGTAAGGCTCGTTGTTTTAACGAACGATGCTTGCACTGAGTTTCCAAGCGTCAACGCAGCAGCATTGGCACCTTTAACGACTGCAAGAACGTGTGTACCATTAAGCGCATCAGGTGTAAAAACTGAACCGTTCCAGTTACCACGCTTGTTTAAGCGACGAAGGTTGAGAACGCCTTTTCCGCCTTGGTATGTTTCTCCCCATGCTGTAGCGGCATTAACTGGGCCGCCGCGGCCGCCGGCGCCGCCTGTACCAAAGACAGCTAATTGATCAACAGCTGTTTTATCCATGGCATCAAAGTTTGATCCTGATATTGGTACTAGCAAGAATGCTAAATCAAGATCGTCAAGTGAAAGTGCTGTTTCAACTTGCGAATCAAAATCGCAAAAACGAGCATTAGAACCGCTAAACATAGCTGATGATTTAACTGTTAGGCTATTTGCCCATGTAAGTCCATCGACTCCGCCCCATGCGCCTACGGCATATCCGTCGTCGTATGTAGAACCTGTTAGCGAGCCTGTAACACGAGAGTAACCTGTACCGACAAGATCGTACATTCCGCCTGTTGCAAGAGAGCCTGATCGAACTCCTTTGCCTGTAGGCGAGTTGTAGATTGATTGTCCTTTAGTATAAACCGCATCGTCTGAGCCGTCCATTGAACGGGATGATCCGTAAGTATAGTCTAAATAAAATATAAGTCCGCTTGGAAGACTCATTGGTTGAATTGAGACGAGTTCGTTTGCAACAAGGCCGCCGAAGACCCGGCGAACGATTGGGAAGGCGATATTGCTAAAACCTTGAACGCCGCCGCCTGACATTGTGTTGCTTTCTTTTAGAACCTGAGCAGCCTGGTTTTCTAGAAGTTGTGACATCACCTCGCGCTTATTGCCATCGAGGCCGCGGAGTAGACCTGTACGACTCCACTTTTCAGTAAGGCGAGCACGCTCTGCGCCGATATGGCGTTCGCGGATGCCTTGAGATAATTGATCTAATGTAAACTGTTTCATTTTTGTGTTTCCTTAAATTCTAATTGTTGGTGTTTGAATCACTTAATACCTGCGAGCTTTGCCCAGCGATCTGCCTCATATCCTTCATTGAGCACAGTTGATGCTGGACGAGTCGTTTGTGAAGAAGAACCTAATACGCGGCGAGTGTCCTCTGTAATATGTCGAGTGGTTGATGACAATGCCTTGATTAAGCTCTCATATACAAGTTTAACTTCTCTTTCTGTGACAGCCTCGTCGAGTCGTTCGATCACGTCAGCCTTTTGGCGTTTTGTGAGTGACTCATTTTGAAGAAGTTTGTTACTATAGAGTAGTTTCATGTTGAACAGATTCGTTTCCGCCAACTTCTTGCGGAGATTTAAGGTTTCCGCCGTGGACCTTGTTGTTGTGACGCCATTGTGACGAATCACTTTGCGACTCTCTATTAGTAGAGCCGATTGCAACTTGGCGGTGCGTCGCACCGACTCATTGAAAATATTTGCATAATACACATAAGCTTCTTGCATATTTTTAGCTTGTTTTGCTTGCTTTTGAGCCTCTTGCTTTGCCTTTTGAGCCTCTAATTGCTTTTTTTGTTTCAACTTTTGTTGAACTTCTTGTTGCTTTTGCTTCACCTTTTGTTGAGCTTCGCGTTGTTGCTTCTTAGCAGACTGAGCCTTCTTCTTGGCACCGTCTTGAACGCGAGCTTCTCGGGTAAGCTGTCGGCGAGCTTCTTGAACTTGTTGTGTTTCTTCTTGCTTTTCATCGGCTTCATCCTGTTGGTCATCGGCTTCATCCTGTTGCTGACCTTGCATTTGATAGCCTTGTTGCTTTTGCTGACCTTGCATTTTATGGCCTTGTTGCTTTTGGCCTTGATCATCAGCTTCTTTCATCTTTTCGGCTTCATCGGCGGTTACATAACCGCTATCGATGCCAAGCTTCCACCAGCCTTCATCGCCACCTTGGCCTTCATCGAGTTCATCGGCTTCATCAACTTCTTGATCTTGTGCTTCATCAACTTCTTGATCTTGTGCTTCAGAAAGTTCAATGTCTAATAATGGATCGCCTAGGTCTTCATCTTCAAGATCGCCAAGGTCACCAGCACCGTTGCCCCAAGATTGTGGTTTTGTCTCATCTGCCTCACGAAGCGTACGCATTCGAGATATCTCTCGACGAAGCATATTTTCATCAATTTCTACCACTAAATTATTTCTTAAACGGCGTGTTTCCATTTGGTATCCTTCTTCTGTTGCTTCTTCGCTATCATCGTCCGTGGAGTCTTCTTCGTCGCTACCGAGATCAAGCTCTTCATCGCCTTCCTCATCGCCTTCCTCATCGCCTTCCTCATCGCCCGCTTCATCTTCCTCGCCGCCGCTGGCAACAAGGTCGACGCCAAGATCTCCTAATTGATCTTCGAGTTCGTCAGGAACGTTAGTGAGTTTAAGATTTATTTCTGCTTCGGTTAACGACTTCAAGTTATTTTTCATATTATATTGCTCCACGAGCTTATTAAGTTTTTTGTATAGAGATTCCAACTTCCCTTCGTAGACCCCTTTGTCTTGAAGGTTTCTTACAGATTCCTGCAAGTATTCATACGTTTTTTCGATTTTAGAGACCATCTCTAAAACGCGATGCTGATAGTTCACGGTTTTCTTTAAGGTGCTACTGGCGTTTAGAAACTCTTGTACTGCTTCGTCTAAACGAAAGAGTCTAGATTCTATTTTCATATTAGCCGCTGAATTAAGCTTGTTAACAAGCGGATTAATTAACAAATTAACAGATTCATTGCTTAATTCGAATTCAACGGAGTCGTCTGCGAGAGGTTGCACGTTTATTGCATCAAGATCGAGTGTTACTTTTCCTTCTTCATCAGGAGGAGATAACGCTGGAACGACGCTAGGAT